ATCCTATCAAATTTGGGGCCCATGTAAATGCTTTTTTCATTTATTTTTCAGATAGGAATTACTAAACGAGACTTAACTCCGACCACTTTGCACCATTTCTTCCAATTTTTGCCATGAAAATCATTGCGGCCATTACGAATAAAGGTGCCACGTTCTCTAAAATCAAGTATATGAGCAATCTCGTGTTTAACTACCTCGCGAAGCAATGCTGATGATTTGAGGCATAAATTGCTTAAAATGATTTGATTGTTCATAGGATCGGCAAGCCCTAGAAAGCGGTTCATATCTTTCCAAATGATAGATACACCCAAAAGATTATAGTCTTTCAGTTCTAAACGGCAATAAATTGATGCTTCCTTAAGATTCATAATATAAAGTTAGGCAGTTTAGTGTCTTACCTAGGACATTGATTATTCAACCGTGAGCAACGATCTTGAAGCCAGTGTGCAGTCCAAAGTCGCGAATGACATTGCTTCCGAAGAGGATTGCCGTCCAACGACCGTCGTAGGTAGGAATGACCGTATGCCAAACTCCCGAATCTAGGATACCGAGCTCCTTGAGCTTAGCAACAACCTTCTCTTTGGTCGAGTAGGACTTGACATAGGCAGTATTGATTGTGATCTCACCTTGGGCTCCAGTGATGGTGCAGGCTTCAGTTTGTTGGGCGACAGTCATTTTGTTTTTCATAATATAGGGTGGTTTCAATTACAAGGATATCCTATCAAATTTGGGGCCAAAGTAAATGCTTTTTTTCATTTATTTTAGCAATGTCCGATGCAGCATTCTTCCAGTTTTTGATGTCTTCTGACAACGCATCTCAATTTCTGATTTTCTCGATCGAAGCTACGTATACCGGCTGGGAACCGTAATGCTGCTTAAATGTGGCTTTCCAACCAAGTGGGTGAACAAGCGTTTGCGCGAATCCTACTGAAGAACCAGTAGGCGTACTTTTGCTGCTAACATTTTGTTTTTTAAATCCGATTGCAATGAGCTTGGTTTTAATAGTATCAAGTGTTTTTGCACCAACACTTCCACCCTTCTTCCGCCATTCAATAGTACCAAAGACATTGGTTACGTCGTTCTTTGGTAAAATTTTCTTTATGGCGGCTTTCATTGATTCATCATCACTGACAGCAGTTTCAGTCAATTCGTCATCACTGACAACGGTTTCAGTCAATTCGTCAATAATAGCATCGGCGAGCATCTGCTCGTATGCACGAGATAAGTCGGATGGGGCTAAGTTATTCATAGTAGTTCTATTTATAAAATGGTAACAGTGGTCGGACTCGATCCGACAAGCTTGCGCTAGCGATTCTTCAGGCGAACTAAGACATCGCTGCATTCGTCCAGGATTTCGCTCAGGACATTCATGCAGAAATCCATCCAATGTTGCTCGGTAATTTGACCGGACTGAACTTTGTTCCACATTTCGTTGTATTGCTTAGCTGCTTCTTGCATGTCAGGATCCTACCATACTGAGGGCCCAGGTACACACCTTTTTACATAAAAAGCGAAAATAATTTCACTCTTCATTATCAACGGGTTGCGAACCCTTCTTCTTGGCAGAAGCTATGGCTCGCTTCTTGAAGATCACATCGCGCTTCTTGAGTCTAGTGATGACTTCGTCCGAGTCCATCCAAATGTCTTTATTGTTGAGTAATGACTCGATCTCTCCTTTGGTCAAGAAGTCCGAATACATATCCGTCAAGAGCTTCTCGGACCATTTGCGTTCATGAACCACATTGTCATACATCTCTCCACCCTTACCGAATGAAGCCCCGGAATAGTTATGGAACATGAACATCGAATGAGGCGCGATCTGAAATTCATCGGCCGCGAGGAAGATTAAAGTAGCGGCACTCATACAAGCACCTTCGACGGAGGCAATGATATGCGCCTCGGTCTCGGCCAAACATTGAAGAAACTGAATCGTTGTGAAAAGGTTTCCACCCGGAGAATTGATATGAATCTTAATCGCATCCGAAGATCGAGTACTGCGAATTTCCTGGAACCAATCGGCATAATCGCTCGGATCTTCGACCTCGTCTGAAAGGTAATATTCATAGAATTTACCATAATCATTCGAGTATGAATGCGTATCTGCTCCTTTTAAAAGGTCGATTAATCCATTATTTGTTTTTCGAAAGATTTTTTTCTTAGAATGCATGACCGAATAGTTTTTGTTTGTTGTAGTATTGAATCGCGTTAAGGACATCTGGAATCCATTTATATGTACTTTGTTTAAAAATTATTGGCTCTGGATCGGCATCGACTACCATTATGATCACGCTTTCAGTTATGGCGATTCCTGTTCTTTCATAGAACGCTGCTGCATAAAACGCGGCTTGCATGAAATAGTTTTCGATCTCGGCCTCGGATTTACGACGCGAACTTGTCTTGAAATCGATCACACTCAGATGATCGTCAAACTCGGCGATAAGGTCTACACGACCGGCGATACCCAACTGGTCGGAATATAGTGGGCATTCCTGAAGAATCACCTTACCGATATGATCGTCGAGCACCCTTTGTACGGTTTTGAATGATTGAACGACATGAGGCATCTCATCTTCCTTGAAGATCTCTTCTTCATTGTTCAGATACTTCTCGGCCAGCAAATGTAAAGCGGTGCCACGAGAACAGGCATGACGAGTGATTCGATTCGCCTCTTCTTCACCTACTCGCTTACGCCATTCGATGATGGCTTCCTTTCCTTTGGCCCCAAGGACGGTGGTGATTGAAGGATACTTCTTACCCGAGGGTGTGAGGTATGTCCTTCCTTTTGCCGAGCTCTCATCGGAAAGGTCTTCATATCCTAACGAGACAGGTTCGTGAACGAACGTCTTATTACGAGTGAAAGTAGGTTTAGATGAAATAATAATCATATTGAATCCCAGTCAATGTATTCGGAAGGGTGATCCCGAGACTTAGCGTCTCGTTGCCCTTTCGAGGGTTTATTTGTACCCTTTGTATTTTTATTTGTATCGATATATGAATCTTCGTAATAAGCGTTATTATCTTTGTTACGCTTAAACGAGGAACTGTTGTTTTTCCGGCTCTTGCCCATCTTTTTCTTGTATTTTTAACATCTTGCAATTATCTCCATGCCATCGTGAATAATTACTTCCATAAGAGTATATATCACAATGCGGACACTTCATCTTTGGTTTATTTTTATGCGCCTGAGAAATTTTGCGTTTAGTATCATCAGTAATAGCTACACCATATCTGGGATTATTTTCTCCACTGACATCTGCATGATTTATGCTTATAAGGAGTTTTGTCTCATTAGATTTAACTCTACCAGTATTTGGATGAATATATCCATCTTGATCTATCGTTTTCCTATATGATTCCTTTTGTCTTTCAATTTCTTCCTGAGATCTTATTCTTTTTAATTGAGCTTCTACAGCTCTTTTCTTTTGGTATTCAGTCTGAGATTTCCCTTTCATTCCCACTCTACCTTCTAAATGCAATTGCTTTACCGTGTCAGATATTTGTTGCTTTCTTTCATCAGTAAATGCACCACGTATAGATTTAACTGTCTTTTCATACAGAGGATGACCTTCTTTCAAGACTATGCACCCACCTTGACCGCCGAAGGCTAAATTATAATAATCAAAAGAATCAACAATATCTTGAGTTATGATTTCAATTTCTTTTTGATTCATATCAAATTCATTTTCAAATATAAAAAGCGTTTCTCTTTTAAAGGAAGATTTTCCATATTTTGCAATAGCTCTTCTTAGATATGTACCAGAACCGATGTAATCATCATCGAGATCCGCCGTAATGTGTTTACCGATGTATTTTTTACCGTTAATTAGATTGGTAGTTTCGTATATGGTATAATACATGAATGTATTTATAAAATATCATATTTCATGAATTAGATAATCATACTGGGTTTATCTTCATAAAAGTTAATACCCTTCAATTCTTTAGTCATGAAATAATCACGAACCAAACCAGAGCGAACAATATCGTCCCAGGTAAATTCAATATGCTTAAAGTAACTTAAATCATTTAAAATATCTAAGAATTGATTTGCGCCGCTACGCTCATTCTTTTTATCGAAATCAGTTTGATAAACATCTCCGCAAAAGATAATTCTGCTATTTTCTCCAACGCGAGTGATAATTGAATCAAGTTCTCTACCTACCATATTCTGGAATTCATCAACCACAATCACGGAATTGTTCAAGGTGATACCCCGAATGTAAGAAGTCGTGATGAAACGAATCGCTCCTTTCTTGACCAATGTCTCCCAAGCCTTTGAATCGCCGAATAGATCGTTGACGATGCTGATGTAAGGTACAGTATATGCTGCTTCTTTTTCCCCCTGAGTACCAGGCAAAAATCCCATATCTCGGGTCGGGACGACCGATCGAACGATTACTAATCGCTTCTTAAACTTACTCTTGATCACTAACTCGAGCGCTTTAGCCAGAGCAATGAATGTCTTTCCGGCACCGGCAGAACCAGAAAGGATTACGTTATAATCTTTATCAAAGGCATCAAAGAAGTTTTGTTGTGATTCGGTTAAAGGATCGATCTTCTTGAGATTGAGCGATATCGGACGAGCTACGGTTTCTTTCGATAGCTTTTCGACGATGTTAAGTTTCTTTTTCGGTGCAGTTGGTTTTGCCATTATCGTGTTTCTAAACTATTGTCGCGACCGCTTGCTTTCTTGATCTTACCTAAGACATCATTCCAGCCAGAACCTGCCCGTTGAAGGACCGTCTTTCCACCTTGATATGATATCGCCAAGGAAACTACTCCTCGCTTAACACATGCGGTCTTATCACAATGCGGGCATGGTAATATAGTCGGAATGTCCCGATCATTCATGAACTGAGTTTCTTCCCAGCGGGCGTCGCATTCTATGCAATAGTAATCGTATCTCATATAGTCTTATTGGATTTATATTGAAACCATGAAGGAACCGGGCGTTTGGTCCATACCATCTTAAATCGATCTTGTTTCGTTTGATAAAAATCACGATAAGACTTGACTGGATTTGATTCGTCCATACATTGCGGTGTGCTCTTCATGGCCAATTTGAACGGAGTAAGGGCAAGTTTACGATTAATTCTTGATGGAAATCGCTGAAGCGTCGCTCGAAGTTTCAGATCGGTTGCATGAATTTTACCGTAACGATGCGTATACTCGTCGCAGAGACCACAGAATAAAGCATAGTGCCATTCATAATTGGCCGCGCACTCACGCGTCCAGATACTGGACGGATGATTGAGGTGCGCTACCTTATATAGAGTATCGTCGGCATGTTGCCATTGCCTAGATTTTCTGCCATTTCGAATGACGGTATGCTCGATACCATCTAAGACTCGATGGGCAGTCGAGAGCATCTGAGCCGCCTCGACGATCATCTTGACGACATGTTTATCGCAGTGATAACGGGCTGCAGTTTCTGGGCAATCATCGAGGGCGAATATGTTCATGATAAAAGGATTCTACTCAGAATCGAGGTCAATGTAAATGCTTTTTTTCTAAAAAATGAATCGAATCGGTCAAGGTCTTGAGCTTAATCCTAAAGAAGGGTATTCTCTCAACGGCTCCTTCCTTCTCGAGTCGAAGGATAAAGTATTGAGTCTCATTTAAGTCTTTTTTTAGCCGATCCAATTTGGAAATTAGGAGCATCAACCATATTTATTCTGGCAACAAAGTTGGGAATGCTTTTTTAACTAATTTTGCTGTTAAGCACGGGAACAAATCCGAGAGGGTCTTATCTTTCATAGCGATCACGATCTCGGCATCTTCTGCATGAATTGATTCGAGCAACTGAACGAATAGCATCTCCTTTCGCATCTTTGAAAGAGGATTTCCTACAATCAAATTACCGAGCATCTTGATGGCTCCGTCAATTCGTGCCATCTGAAGTCCGGCCGGAGCCTTATCCTTATTATAAGGGGGAGCACCATCTGGTAGATCGATCTTGACGCGGGAATCGAAATTGCCTTGAAGAAGCGTCTTCAGAGAAAATGATTCGTTTTCTTGTAAGATCTTTACTCGAGCAGCCGGCGTTTTTGCCAAGGCAACTTTTTGAAAGACTTCGTGTGGTAACAGATTTGATTTTGGTTTTGCGATCATATTTTATATATCAAGAGAAAAATTCAGAGGCACAACCAATTAATAGATTGCATCGCTTCGATATAAGATAGTTCAATACCTTCGAGTTGTTTTTGGCGATCGAGGCATTATGCCCATCGATGATCATCTTCTTGATTTTTTCTGGGATATATTCCAGATCAATCAATTGGCGATTACGAACGAAGTTACGATAAACCTCAGAAGGCATGGATTCTACCAATGTGTTTCGAACCAAGGCCCATTCGGCTATCTTTTTTGCGGTGAGTGGGGTCTGACGACCGCCAGAGGTAAACACATCATCGGCAGATAATACGTTAGGAATACCGTCAGAGCTATCGCCTTTTAGGATATGCTCGAACAGATATGAGGTTGGATCCTTATCGAAGACGAGCTTTTTCGTCATAGGCGAGAACTGACGGACATTATCATATCGCTGAAGTTGAATGAAATCTTTGTCTGCCGAGACGATCATGACATCATCATGCTGACCAAATTCTTGAGTAGATTCGACTAATGTGGCGATGATGTCATCGGCCTCGACATTATCGAAGCAGAGCACTTCATAAGGCATAAACTCCTTGATTTCTTCGCGAACGAGGTTCATGATACGAAAGACCTCGGTCCAATCATGGCCGCTGGTACCTTCCTCACGATTCTTACGGCGAGATGCCTTATATTCCGGATAGACGTCTCGACGCCAAGATCCTCCGTCGCAAACGACGATAAGCTTACCGTACTTGTCTTTGAACTTCGTATTATACATGCGAAGCGTATTCAGGATCATGTGACGAATTAGTCCTTCGTCTAGTTTTTGGTTCTTATTCTGGGAAAGCATAGTTCCCATACAGACGCCGCTGAAGTCGAGTAGTATCATGAGGAGGTTATTCTACCATATTTTCGGGGACTTGTACATTCTTTTTTGCAGCATATTTCATCAAATGTCTTCGAGTCGTCTTGACGGATATCCAATCATTATAAAAATCCTTGTCCAGGATCGCATCGATCGCGAATTGTTCCTTGGCCTCGAGATAGGCACATTCGGATTTCGAGGCGCAAAGGTGAATGATTTCTTTCTCGAAGTTCTCGGCACCAAATTCTTTGATGTCCTCTAATAATGGACCATTCGATCCACAATATTTCCTCCAGTCACTTTCGATGGTGCTCTTAAGTTTTTTACCCTTTCGAACCATTGTACGCTTACTCCAGAAGAATTTTTTGCCGATATATTTACGACCGTTCAGGAGATTGCGAATGACATAGACGAACCCATAGATCTTTTTAGGATCAAGTTCTCCTTCGCCAAATTCAATCGGCTTTCCTAGATAATACCATTCCATGAATGATATCTATTCAATCTAGGGAATCGTCGTATCCGTCGAGTTCTCCGCCGTATACACGATGAAGTCCGCAAAATGGGCAATATTCGGGGTAAAGTTCTTCTTCAGGCAATTGATCGACGTCTTGATCGTCTTCATCAAATAATTCATCGCTGTCATCCCATATGAGCTCATATGAGTACTTACAACGTGGACATGTGTTTTCTTCTAACATGTGAGGTATTTATTATGCCTCGCAAGAAGAGCAATTTAAGATCGATCGGGCGAGTTCCTGTGAAGGATTCGCGCTACGTTGATAATATAACGACTTAATCCCTTGTTGCCAAGCAAAGATCATGAGTTCGTTCACTTCTTTTGGCTTAGTATTCGGCGGGATCATAAGGTTCAGTGATTGACCTTGATCGATATACTTTTGCCTCTGCGCTGCCTGAATAACGATTTCTTTCTGAGAGATTTCACCGAATGTCTTAAACACATCTTTCTCTTCTTGAGTCAAGAATTCTAGGTGTTGAACCGAACCACCGTGAGACAATATGTCTTTCCAGACCTCAAGGGTATCTTGACCTTTCGTCTTCAAGAATTTCGTTAGATATGGATTCTTGAAAGTAAATTTGCCTTTCGCGAGATCTTTCACGAAGTAATTGCTATTTAGCGGCTCGATCGATGGAGACACTTGTCCAAGGATGAAAGAACTCGAGGTCGTAGGAGCCACGGCCAACGTAGTCGCATTACGACGATTGTATCCAACCAATAATGGAGGTTCTCCGTACATCGTTGCCATCTGGGTAGAGGCGTCGTCGCTCTCACTGCGAAGAAACGAAAAGATTTCAGCATTGAGTAGTTTGGCTTCCATTGATTCAAACGCGATCATCTTACTTTGCAGCAACGAGTGCCAACCAAGAACACCAATTCCGATGGCGCGCTGATTGATCGCGAACTTTCTTGGAGCATCCATGAATGGGATGTCAGCGGTTTTATTGATAAACTCAGTAATCACCGAATCCAAGAACAGGTTAAGCGTCACGACTGCGTCAGTGTCTTTTAATTCATCCCACCGTTCGAGGTTAATCGAGGAAAGACAACAT